GATCTTAGGTCTTCAGAATCTTCATGTCCCGACCGATTGCATCGGCAGGTCCAACACCCTGATTAGACACGACAGTATCGCGCCAAACGGGGTCAAGAGACGGAAGGAAGATCTCAATATTCTTATTGATCACTTCTTCAATTCGTACGGAATGATGATCGAAGAGGGATCCAGTAGTAGCAGCCATTTGGATTTCTCCGTGTTAAATCTTAGATTCGCCTCCCTGTGATACATCCGTTGCAAGGCGAGACAGGGTATCTGTCGTCCAGTCATGTGACTTGGTCGTTGCAGAACCCATGTTGTCCCCCTTCTCAAAATTTGGAAGTGGCACAGGAGGATTATTTACAAAACTATCTGTTTCCGATGCTGTTTCCGGTGCGCGCTGGATTTTGTCCGGGTCACCGATTACCGACCGAATTCTCTCGTATACCGCATCAGCGGCTTTGTTAGTTTCCTGATTAAACCAGGAACTGTCAAATGTTTCTCCCCGAGATTTTCTACTTTGAAGATTATCCATAGTTGCCCTACGGACTTCTTCTTGAATAGAAGACACTCGCTGATCGTAACCGTCTTCCCCCACTAGTTCTTTACTGCGGCGGAGGAGGGTTTGAATCTTTGTATTGTTACCCATTGTGTCAGAGACAGCACTCTCCAGATCGCGTCGAAGCATGTCCACACCCATTCGGGATTGACGCGCTTCCATTTCAGCGATTCGAGCTCGCTCTCGAGCCATAGCCATTTCTGCCTCGTTCGAGTCGTTCTGTTGGGGTTGTTGTTCTTGATTCATTTCGTTAGTCATTTCTCTAGTTGCATCGATGTGTTGATCGATTTGATCCGGCGAATACCCCTGCTTGCTCATAATGAAACGCATAGCACTCTCACGCTGGGGAGCGGGAGTTTCATTTGTCATAAGCATAGAAGCGTTCTTTTGGTATTCCTCAAGCTCACCAATCTTTTGGTTCTGCTGAATGAGCTCACCAACCGAAACTTCCTTGCCTTCAAAAGTGACCTTGCTATCTAGGTTCAACTCTGCAGGCTGAGGTGGTGCCGGTTCCGTGGCTTCCGGAGCTGGGGCAGTTGTTTGTTCTTGTGTGATGTTTTCGTTTTCAGCCATTAGGCTACTCCTTGGTTAGGCATTCTCATGGGAGGCCCACCTGGACCTCCTCCCTGTTGCATCATTTGCATCATCTGAGCTTCTCGTTCTCTGGCTGCTTGCTCTGCCTGCATCAACATAGACATATCGTCTGGGTTGGGAACAGCTTCCGGCAAAGTAAGACCAAGTGAGTCGAACAAGAATTGACGATACTTCATAAACTCATCCTGGACCGCAGGCGTAGACATGCTCATTGCAGGGCTAGCCATAAAGGAAGTCAGGATTCTAAGTTGGAACTCTGGCTTTGCTGTATGAGGGGTGACTACTACTTCTCCTGGGAACTGGCCGTCACCAAAGAGAAGCAAGCAGTTACGTACAATTGTTTCGTAAGCAGCTTTCTCTTCATCCATATACAAAGCAAAGTCTAGGTTTTCTTTAAGAGCAAGAATCTTAATCCCATCAGGATCTGTAAGTCCTGCCTTCAACATCTCGAGAGCTTCTTGTTTCCGTGCAGTACTAGATTTAGGACTTCTAGATTTAATACTAAATCTCAAGGTACTCAAAGTCGGGATTGGATTAGCACCTTCAAAACTTACTGCACCTGTTATAGGATCAAGAATGACACCGGCCATGTCTAGATCCAGGTCTGTAACTGGAACAGGTCTTGGTGATGCCATGATGATACGACTTGCGCTAGACAAGATAGATCTATAACACGCACCAAAGGCTTGCTCGACCCCCCGTGAAGGGTTAGTCATTGCTCTATTAACTTCCTCGTCTAGGAAACTAAGACCTGCAGCAGAATCAATACGACCCTTTTCTTCAATCAAGTCACGAACGGGACTAAGCTTATCCATAACATTCTTGGCGAAGCTCGCCGTTTTTCCGGGAATGTCTCCCGCGTTATGCGGTTGGATAGTGAACGGTCGGAAGCCCTCAGAGACAGGGTCGGGTTCATAAGGAATCATACGCAACCCATTACCCACATCCCTCAAGATAGCTCGCTCATTGAACTGACCTTGAGGCATGACAAGTACACCGTACTTATCAATATCTCTAATGTTGTTAAACAAAGACTTCATCATTCTCTCAAGCTCTCGTGAGATCGAGAACAGGAGATCGAACATTCCAGCACCGTGGAATGATCCGTTTTCCATGAAACGTGAAAAACCAATAGGGCAATAAACTTCCAGTCCGTCGTATGACTGGTCATGAATTACATAGTCACCAGAAGTCACGATGTAACGAGATACAAGATCCTGTGCTTCAAAAAGCCATACTTCTCGGATCTTAGCTACACCAATTGATTCTTCATCTTGACTAGGAGTTCCAGGTACTTGCGTTCCATCGTTGTAATGGAGATTTCCCGGGAAGTCGTTGTTGGCATCTTCGTCTAGATTTTCCCCCACTTGTTTTTCCCAGTACTCCATCTCGTCAAGATGGGAAGTGATCTTCTTACCGAAGACTTCCTTGAGGAAAGAAACAGGAACAGATCGTTGACGCATCAGTCCTTGAGCTTTTGTGTAGTCGTTACCCAAGCTCGGGAATGGGAACAATTCTCTGGGGTGGATTACTTCAAGGTCAGTACTCAAGCCTATAGTCGGGTGGTCTACGATATGTCCGGAGATCCCGCAGCTTCCAAGAGTTGCAAAGATATGACAGAACTGAGTCTTAACTTTTTCAAGCTGGTCCTCTGAGATCATTGAGTTGGAAATGATCTGGGCTACGCTACGGTCGCGCACAGCAGTAAGACTATTGTTCTTACGCGTGATGTCTGGCATGAAGTTAGCTGCGCTTAGTCGTGCAGTAACTCTGTCGATAGCGGACAAAAGTTCCTGGGATTGGAACTCCATGTTTCCTTCTTCGTCTAGATAGTGGGGTTGTAGATTGCCGTGTTCTGGATCGAAGACATCAAAACGACGAGCACCGTTCAAATAGTACCAAGCCAAAAGCCACATCGTCCTTCGGTATGAAAGACGACTTTCTTCCCGTTCTGCATGTTGATCGATTACTCGAGCTAGTGCTTTTTTATTCTTCGGGAGTCTGATCTTCTCGACTGGCATCTTGAGCCTCTATCTTTCTCAGGGCTACCCCTTTGGGTTCGTACCCTTTTGGCAACCCTGTTTGAAGGTGAAGATCCCTAAGATTCTCACCGCTATCGACAACTTCTACCGCCGGACTCTCGGGAGCTCTTTGCGCATATTGCTCGTCGGCCCTAGCACCACTACCGTAGTAACACTTGAGAAGTTTATCAAAGAATGACAAAGGAATCACTACTGAGTTCTTATGTTCTGTGTTTTCAAACCCTGCTTGATCCATCGGACTTGTTCTCCCATTCATGCTGGTCCAAGATTTCTAGTATGTCTTCTACCGGAGTGTTCCTGAAATCCACCCCAAACGCAATTGGATTACCCATTGAGTCGGTAACTCTACCATTTTTCAGTTCTTCTATTGGGTCATCAACAGCGTCAGGATCTTTTTCCGGGGCTCTTACTCTGCCCCTTAAAATAAATTGACTCATGCAAACACAGTCCAGCTCATCATCATGCTGGAGACCGCCGTCTTTAGCGTCAGGATTAAATTGCTCGACCTGATCTAACAACCGCGACCATTGAGCTTTATTCCGCTTCCACAAAGGCATCTTGATCTTGCCATGCTCAAAACGAAGGTTGAGAGCTGCAATCTTTGATGACTTATCTAGCTGCCCAGGATTAAGTTTCTTTACCGCCGGAAGGTGGGTAACCCCCGCCATATCGATAGCTCTAGTTTTAATGATGCTTTCGATGTTGTGGAATAGCCCAATACCCTGCTTAATAACTTCAGGGTGGATTGACGGGCACTTCCACTTGTCGGCCATCTTAAAGACTTCCTGGATCAGTCTTCCTTCTTGGCACTGACCGCTCCAGAGATCTAGAACAAACAGGTCGTTGTTTGAATTCACTGCCATAAGGCAGGCAACCTTGTAGTCTGAATCTGTAGTTGCGGTGTAAGAAGTATCCACAGACATAAACAGCCGGGTTTCCCTAAGGAAATCAGACATAGTAAGACGCTTTTCCTCTTCGTCTTCATACCAGTGGATGTAAGACTGAGACAAACGAGGATTAGTATCGAGATACTCATCAGCTTGCGTAAGCCACCATCCATGCTTTTCTTTAGTTACAGCAGGGAAAAACGACTCGCCTGATTCTCCAGGCCGGGCCATATACTCAGCAAGGAAGTTGGCTGTTCCGATGATGTCTTTGATCTCTTCTAGAGAAACACGATCATCATCCTTGTTTGTTTTCTTAGCGGGCCACATGTCAGGCCAGCAACTTTGCAGCTCGCCGTCGTCGCCTTCATAAGCGGCTCTTACGATCATGCGGGACCAAAGGTTAAAACGTGGATCCGTCGCTACCCTTTCCCCACTTGTTGATTCTTGTGTCTGCAGGGCATGCCAAGCATAGTGACGGCGAGACACGAACGTAGCAAGCCAGTCCACGCCACAGCCCTTACGCATAACCATCGGAAGCACGATCTTAAACAGCAGATCATCCATGTACTGACGGATGATAGACATCGAGGTAGATGCCTTTGGATCGTACTCGGGGTCGTCCAGTACATATCGACGAGGACGGCCACCACGCTGACGGCTTTCAGCGGAGATAGCTCGGAGCCATGAGCCATTCTTAAGCTGCATCTGCTCCGTACCAAACGGTGCTTCGCCTCGCTTAGGTGCGATACGTCCGTCTGGGAACTCGCACGACCAGTCGTCTAGTATTCTCTGGTTGTGGAGGAACTGATCCTTCAACGCCTGGCCAGTCCCCTTCGCATTGTCGTTCGTCGATGTCGCGTACAGAATTGTGTACATCGGACGGGCTAACATACGAAGAAGGCATGATTTGCGGACAAGGAACGATTTTGCAGACCCACGCGGGGCGATTGTTATGTTTCGGTTGCTTGATGCCCAACTCCTTAAGATGTCGTAATGAAACGTAGGTGTCTCTAATGGATCGTCGTCATAGAACAACGGATCGAAATCAGCTTCATGATCAGGGCAAAGATAGAACAAGTCAAAGAATTTAACAGATGTTGCAAATGACTCTGCTATCTCTTGCTTAGGTCTTCCTGGACATAACCAAAGACGGCACGCATTTACACGTGCCTGTCTCTGTCCGTCTTTATCCAGTTCGTTGTAGTCAGAAGGTAGAGGATAAAACGGGTTGTTCTTCTTTTCGATCCACTTTACTTTCATTGGTTCTCCACGAAAGCCATTACTCCTGCCATCATGCAGAGAGACTGGATCATAGTAAGTTCTTCGCTTGTTGAATGATTCTTTTCCAGCGCAAGAGCTGGAGCAATGAATCGTTTATGCATCTTCTTGTTCTTATCAAACAAGATTGCACTACATCTTTGGTAAAGATCATCTACTCCGTTAGCCCACCCATCAATCGGGTCGATGATTCCCAAGTCCTGAATGCCAACACCACAGTGTCTAATGACATCTATCTTTGGAAACTCTTCAATGATCCTGAATACCCTCGCTACTTTTTTGGTGAGCTGAGGATACTCAGGAATCTTTTCGATCTTCTCAATCGTCGCTCCATCAGGAATCGAGGGGACGGTGGATTTCGTGCGGCGGATCTTGTTGGTCGTCTTGTTCATTACCCTTCCTCAGGTTTGTAAGAAGCGTGCTCGTTGACACCTTCTGTTCTACCACTTCATTGTGGCCTTCTATTTTTTTGGTCTGTTGTACAGATCCAAACATAGAGTTGAGTGTCGCAATCTCTTTTAGGACTGCACGGAATTGCCTCAACGCAGGTAAGGCTACCTTAGGATCGGGGTCGCGTGCAAGGCCGATGAGTATTTCCATCTCTTCTTGCACATCAAATCGAGATCCACGTATAGCTGATTCAAGTGGCCCGGTGCCAAAGAACCCTGCTATTCCTTTATCCTTCTTCGTTATCGCTTTTCGTGGCATCAGCTTGCGCCCTTACTGGCAGGAACTGTACTCCCGCTTCGGTTAGTTGTTTAGCAAACTCTTTAGCAGCTTTCTTTAGCTCGTAGATAGATCTCTTCTTGTTTAGATCACTAGAAGCCATAAGACAAAGAACCGCCATCTCAAAGTTCTTCTCAAATTCCTGCGAAGTCATTGTAGTTCGTTCGGTTGTCTTGCGATTCTTCTTAAGAGTTTGACAACCAGGGGTTAGGAAGTCAGCGTTCCCTATGTTTAGAACGGCTCGCATTGCGATAGCAAAGCTAGACATCTCTACAAATCGTTTGTTGCCCACTTCAAGCATGGGAATTTGCAGAGCTTTGCAAAGAGCCCTGAACCCCCGTTTAGTTACTTCCATCTCATCAGCGTAAGCTTGCTCAGATAGAAGTCGTAGCCCACTTCCCAGACTGATATAGTCTTTCCCCACTACTTATTAGCCGCCATATTTGCTGTTAGAGATATCGATGGGGCCAAAACCTCCGATGGCTCCCAGGTCTTCCATGTCTTTCAA